CGCTATCTAACTAACAGGTTTTAAGTCTGCTAGTGTAGCAATCCAGGTTATAAGGTAACCAACCAAGGAGGAATACCGTCTACTGGTTTACAACCAGGGTCCGCATGTTTTCCATACGGTAACGTACCTTCTCCCTTCCTTGTACCGGTACTGCGGTGATGAGCCGCGATATCGGATATACGCGTCGCGCTTCAGGTTTTTAAGCCATGGCGCTTGGTCATCATCAGGTCCCCAGGAAAACCTCCTGAAAGACTTATGGTAATGCCAGACTAAATAGGCCTCGTCATCCTTCAAAGGCCTCCCTCCAAACACTTTTCCAAAAGTGTTGCACTGGTACCCGATTCGCATCGGGGCACAGCGCAATTTCTCCGTTCTGGTCACTGACCTGGCGAGAGATAATGTGGAATCTGAATCATTCAGAGTCCACACACCTTCGTCTTTGTAATGAACGAAGTGAAGGGGTCCTGTGACATACTTAACGCGGGGGCTTGCCTCATCAAAATCCATAATGAGGCCGTCATCATCCTCCCCTAAGGGTATCGCACTCTTGCGAGCCTTAGAAGAAAGATGGGAGACAACCCATTCCCAAAGAGGTTGAAGTCGCTTATCACGACCGTACCCTCCCGGGAACACTGCCCAGCGAACTATATTATTCGCTAATAGCAGAATCTCCGCGTCATTGTCTAGGACAGCGTCCACGTAAAAGGGCGTAACGTCTGTACCGCCCATATAGTGTTTTCCACAGCTCTCACGGAAAGCCATGGGTCCGGTGTCCATGTGGGTCTTCTTCATATTGAAGTCCAGCCCACAGAACGAAAAGACCTGCTCCAGTAGGGGGATCACCTCTACGGGGCAGATAATGTCGTCACCATATACACTAACATCAGGAGGTACACCAAGAACTTCGCATGTGGAGACCGTTAGAGCCCAAAAGATTAAACTCTCAAGCTCGAAGGTGTATCCGTTTCCCATTGCAGAGAAACGCTCCCACACGAAGATTTCACCATCAACCATTCCCGTTTCACAGCGCAGAGTATCCATTACTCTCCACCATGTCCGGTCGACCGAACCATCCAGGTCCGACCAGTTGCCAATGAAATCCCAAACCAACTGCCATACGATAGAATCGGAGGCAGAGGAGAGATCCACTGTAGCGAGCTTTCCCTCGAGGCTTCCCTCAAGAGCACGTCGCTGGTTGATTGTTTGATCGTTAAGATTGACACCCACCCTAGATAGGGCGTGCCGGAGACAGTATCCTACTGCTAATTGGCAGTAGATATTCATATCCGGCTGGATGGCAATAACACGATCAGTTGCCGCGTTCTTGGGCACGGTAGTGACCTTCTCGTTATCTTCAATTACGAGAACTGTGTCAGGGCATATCTCTTTACCGATGTTAAAAGCCCAAAGAGGGCTCTCGGTCAAAACTAGATAGCCTAAGTCACGCGCTTTCGCGGTCACACTAGACGGTCCTGCTAACTTATCGTCCACAGAGCATTGATTGCTTTTGAGACGCGTCGTTGACCCAGGTCCAAATCTCAAACCCTCCCGAAACATTTGAGGATCAAAACGCCCCAATGTCATAACTGCTTTCCGACACGCGAGGTTGTATACCTCACGGACGCGGGGGTCATCCCCGTAATCACGAGCACTGATGCGATCATTCGCCTCTTTGTTTTTACCTTCCCGCTCGAACATCGTCCTTAGTGCGGTGGTACGGGTGTCAACATTCCCTTCCAAGGGATACTTCCGAAGACATTCTCGAAGCAGATAGCCATCTCGGAATTCCGAGATAGCCCTGCGTAGATCTCCTTCGGATAGTTCCTGAGGTGTTCCGGATATAGGTCGAGCTGATAAACAGATCTCGAACTTTTCCATAAGCATCCCAGGATCGACAGGTTTGCAGCCAGGATAACTCCTAGAACTGTGAGCCATAGTAGTACTCCAATAGCTTTGATCGTTTTCAGAGGTGTCACAGTGGGCCTTCGCCCACTGATACGCAAACGGATCCGGTTTACCAGATCCATTCGCCCCTCTCGATGGCCTTCTTAACCAGGGTGTTCCCCAGCAAGTTGGCCAACATCCCCGTGTCGCTATCCAGGTCCGTCTCCAAAGTGGAAACGGGTACCAAACAGCGGACAACGTAAGTACGGAAATCAGCGACGGAAGAAATCCCATCGATGGTAACCGTATTAGGAACGACCAAGGTCACAGTGACCTCACGGACTTTGCCGCTCGCCTTCAAGCTTTTACTCATCCGAATGGTCTCGCGACCAGGCGGGTAAGTGCCAGCATAGTTGGTATAAGCGGCTTGACTTCCAGTCATGTCCGACGGATCGAACGTATGCGATTCGGGAGTGGACTTTCCATCATCAATGACGATGGGTGCATTTGATGGCATGATTGCCTCCGATTCGGTTATTAACCGATTAGTACATTGGTGCCAACCCTATGTCCTAAATGCCTGATGCAATAAACTAATTGCATCGAATAGGCGAGTAGTGTTAAGGGGACTTCTTTGGAACCGAAGGGTTCCAATCGCAGGTATAGGCGGAACTAGCCTGGTGAATTCAAACGCTTCTGTATAAGTATCATCCATGATTTCAAAGTCCTGGATGTACTTCGCAGTAGCGCCACCGGGGATATAGTCCGTCGTAACTTTCAGCTGCCTCCCATACGTAAAGCAAGCTGACAAAGGGTGAAGACCATCATAGGCGTTTATACTATCAAGAAAATTGCCTATGTTGGCAAACCAATCCGCCACAAAGCTATAGGGGAGTAATTCCCAAGCCAGAAGTAGTGGATCGTCAACACCCGTATTCGAGTACCAACTGTAGATGTCGTCTTTCAAAACGGCATCAATGCGGTACTTTGCAAAGTAAATCCCACTATATTTGCTCTTTGTGGAAATACCACAAAGTGTAGTGGATTCCTTGCAAGGATCGGGCACATTAAGAGCTGCCCCCCCATATACGTAGGAAGTGTCGTCGGTGTGGTAATCCTGAGCAGAAATGCCCATTTTCGCCCTACCTTTGACATATTTCCTTTTGGGGTCATCCCGAATATAGTCACGTGCGATCTCATAGAGACCATATGCATCGTATACGAGTGGAGTCCACCCGTACCGATACTCCAGCCAAAGTTCGGCTGCATTTGAAGCGTTCCAACGCTTCTTAAGTCGCCCACAACGGCGCCGCTTAACACAGTCCAGGACATCCTTGACTGCGCGAACGGTGTCAGTGAGCATATCGACGGTTTGCTGCAACTCAGCTAGAGAAACGGCGAGATTAACCTTTCGGTTGTTCAAGTCGTTCATGGCCGAGGTCGACAGATTATCCTCCATGTAACTCACAAGGCCATTTGGCCAAGGAGGTAGTGAGGCCACGCCAAAACTGCGTGTACCCTCAACTTCACGAGTCGACGGCTTACCGCCTGGTCTACAGGTATTATAAAGACCGTTCCAAACATGTTTCCACTTCGCCCATCCATTGTAGTGAGTGATGAACTCACCCATGTAGGGAGAAGGAGAACGCCAACCGTCTGGATTTTTCGGATTGTTGGTACTCCCCGAACGTGTCTTCCACACCCTTTTACCCACTAGAGCTGAACCAGAACAATCGACCCTTACCACCTTATCCGCACAATATTGAATTGTACGGAAAGACTTAGAGGACCGGAAATCGTAAAGGACAGCATTTTCAGGGGGATGGGACATATGTGGACCTGTTTACTAGAGTAGAGAGACTATAGCAGGATGCTATACGTTAGGGCCCACTGATGTGGCCCCAGAGTGAGGAGAGTCTCCCGAAAGGGGGATTCT